TCATTTGCTAGAACCTCATCTGATTTTCTATCTAAATCTTCTTGTGCCTGGGTGGATAATGCTTCTTGGTTTACTAAGCTATCTGCTAATTGGTCAGCACTCATTCCTAAAGCTCCGGCTAATGCTTGTTGTTGGATAACATTCATACCCTGTAGTTCTTCTAAACTACCTGCTTCTTCAACTAACGCTTTAGCTAATGCTTCTTGATCTCCTGATAAAGCTGCTGCCCTAGCTTTTTCAAGATTTAAATCTCTACCAATTAACAATTCTGCCTCTAATTCTTTTTGGATAGAAGATTCAAAATCTAATAATTGCCCTGCAGATCCTGCAACTGCACTCATTTCAATACCCAAAGATTTTGCTGTGGCCACTGCTTTTGTTAAACCACCTTCAATACCCATAGAATTAACTCGGGCTAGACCTGTTATTTTATTAGCTTCATCTAATACATCAGATAGTTTTAATCTAATACCAAATTCTCTTTCAGCATCTAAAACTCCTTTTGCTTGTTCTTTTTCTAATGCTTTAAAACTTTTACCTGTAATCATGGCTTGTTTAGCCATATTACCTACTGCTTCTTCTGATAATCCAAGTAATGCAAGTGATTCAGCTGCTCCTTCTCTAATATCTTTACTAAAGGCAATTGCCGTTCCCCCTAAAGCTTTATTTAGGGACATTACTGCTTTTTTCTGTTCTTTTATAGTAATACCAGTAAGACCTGCTGCCTTACTAGATTCATACATTTCGTTTTTAAATTCCTTGGCTTCCTTTTTAGATAAGCTAAGACCTCGAGCAATTTCAGTTGTAGATTGGTCTGCTTTTTTAAATTGGTCAAATAAAGCACCTGCTAATTTAAATAAAGCCCCTGCTGCACCTAATCTAACTGCGGACTTATCTATGTTTTTGGCCATTCCTTTACTTAGATTCTTTGCATTTTGTAAACCTGTAACTTGTTTACCTTGTGCAGCTGCTTGTTGTTTATTTAAAACAGCGGCATCAGCGGCAGCTTTTTTAAAATTAAACATTTTAGCTATACCACCTGCACCTGCCTTTTGGAGTATTCCTTCAACCCCATCAGCTAATTTACCCGCTATTCCTAAACTTTCTCTTTGTTTTTTATTTTGTGCCTCAAGGTTAGCTAGTATTTTTTTATCTAACGCAAAAGTTTCTTCTAAGGCAGAAATCTCATCTATGTTAAGTTGAACCCCTTCTCTTTTAAGGAATTCTATTTTTCTAAGAGTTATTGATTGTTGTTTTTGAACTTTTTCAACTTCTTTAATAAGCTCTTTTTCTATATCATACCCTGCAGCTACCTTTTTTTGAATAGCCGCATAATTATCTAATTGTTTAGAAGTTTGGTTTATAGCAGAAGTTATATCCCTACTATATGATTTATATAATTTTTGAGTGACGTCATCAGCACCCTTTATTTTATCAGAAATTTGGGATTGAATAGAAGCACCTAAAGAAAGTAGTTGGTTATCTAAAGCTCCAATTTCCTCAGAAAATTTCTTTATTTCATCATTAGCTTTTTGAACATCGTCTCCTAGTGCCATATGGGTATTTTGTTATAAATATTAAAAGAAGGGATTTTACTTATAACTAGTTTTATTTTGAAACTTAGGTTGGTTTACTTGACCCTTAGTATTAACCAAAGAATCTTTGTCTTTAGACTTATTTGATTTTTCATTTTGAGACTTATTGTACTCATTTATTTCATGAAAAGTAAATTTACGAAGCCAAATAGGCATATTGTATATTGTAAACCAATCATAGCCTCCATTTCCATGGAAGACTATGTTATGTATTTGAGTAAATAAATTTTTTCTGTATATTGGACTATTTTCCAAAGTCAGGCCAAAAAAATCCAACCCCAATTGGAATTGTTTTTGTTGTTTCGCTACTTGAGGGAAAAAAAGTTAAATCTACATCTGGTGACATTGATTTAATGTATTCTCTAAGCGCACGAGCATCTCGTGCTAGCAGATATTTATCTACAAATTCTCGAATATCTTTTTTATCTGTTTTTCCTTCAACTGAAAGTATTGTGTGTTTTAATCTTGTAGTAAGAGTAGGGTCTGATTCTTTATTTATTTTCTTTAAACCATCAAGTTCACGTTGAATTTTTGTTTCATCCCCGTGATTTAATAACTTAAAAACAATTTCATTCCCCGAATGTGGGAATGTAAAGTTAAATTCATTTTTACCTGATTTAAACAAATCTTCATCTATAGTTGTGTTTTCAACATCGGTTAAATCTACAGTTTCTTCTACCCCATCAAATGTAAAAGTGTAATCTTTACCATATCCTAAGATACGGGCCGCAATCATAATGGCGTTTTTATCCCCAATTAATAAATCATTATAATCTATTTTAGAAACAATTAATGATTGAAATAATTTATCTAATACTGTTCCTTTTTGAATGTAAGAAGCATTGGTAAGAATGTCTTCTTCTTTAGCTGTCATATATTTAATTTCAATTTTTCCATCAGCTAATGGTGAATCCTTTGAATATAAATACCCTTTAGAAGGTAAGTCTACTATTTCTGTTGCTAGTTTAAAATCTGCCATAATCTTTATTTAATAATAACGTTTGTTCATATTATACATATGAATATAATATATTTTTAATGCACTTCCACATAATTTTAAAAGAAAAGTTTATTAGTTTTTGTTTCAGGATCATAATAATAATGCCCTTGAAATGTTATTCTTGAATCTCCTTCTTTTAATTCAAATCCCCCAATTCTATGAGATAATTTTGCTTCCCATATATGTAAACTACCTAATTGATATTCTTCTGTAGCAGGAACACCAGAATTAGTGGTTATGGTGATAGAATTAGCTGGGCCACTTCCATGGGTACTAAAAGATGAAGATTTAGTAGGACCAGTTTCATATTCTAAATAAGGAGTAGTACCTTTAGATTCTATAAGGACAACAAATGAATACATTTTGTTAATATCAAGATTAGGATAATAATCTACAATACTAACATCAGTATGATATTTAAACTCATTAAAAGGTTGAGAGTGGGAAGCATATACATGAAACCCAGGTATAGTAAGATCAAGTTCTAATTCGGATTCTATAGATGTAATTTCTGTAATTTTATTTATGGTTTTTGTATACAACCAATAAAATTTTTCTAATAGTGCAAATTGAGTTCCTAGGGTTATATCTTCCTTATGTCCCTCTAATCTATATAAAGGATCACCTAAAAGATATTCTGCTTTGTATTGATCCCTTAAAACTTCTATAATAGGAGTGTCTTTATAGGGTAATAAACCTGAATTTCTATATTCAGAGGAATGTTTCCAATATTGTTTTAAATCATAAACTCCATCTTTAATTAAATTAATTTCAGATAAGGATAAAAAGTTTGGATAGTTTTGAACCATATAACTAAGATAAGAAAAAGCCTGGCCGAAGCCAAGCTATTTTCAAAATCAGGGGTGGGTAAAATTTTTAGAAGTTTAAGATACAATAATCTGGTTGTACTGTAATGCTTATGTTCTGAGCAGTATCTACAGTATCCCAATTATAATCTCCAAATGATGTACTTGTAATAAATGCACCTTTTATAATCCATTCAGATACAATATCTCCTACAGGTCCTAGTACGTTAAAAGTAAGATCTTTTTTATAAAAATCACTATACCCATCACGACCAGTAACTGATTCGTGGTGTAAACGTACCCATTCCATAGTTGCTTGTGCTCCAGATGGTGTAATTGGGTCAAATAATGTTAAAGAAATTGGATCCCAAGTGGATTTTCCTTTTACATATCTTGATACATTAATATGATTTAATTCAACTGTACCTTGTGATAAGGTTACAGCCCCTACTTCTTTTACTAAATAAGCAGGAATACCGTCAATATACATGACGAATCTGTTTGCTTGTTTTGGCTCAAAAGCGGTGAAAAATATTTCGTTTGGATCTAATACTGCCATTTTATTTTTTTATTTTATTATAAATATTTATCTTTTTAATTCTTACGCTGGAAATGTTGCTCCAGTTGGTAATACATTGAAATCTAGGATTACAAATTCTGCTGTTTTGGTTGGTTGTAAGAAAATCTGACCTACTAACTCATTTCTATCTATTGTAGATGCTGTGTTATTGGTATCATCCATTACTACTTTAAAAGCATATAATCCCTGTCTTTGTTGTACTCCTTCTAAATATGGGTTAACTACACTTAAGAAGTTATTTCTTGTAGCAATTGTATTTTGTTCAAATACTAAACCATCAGCTACTCCAGATATAAATCCTTTAAGGGAAATTAATAGTCTACGTACATTTACTCTATCTAAAGCACTGGCACGTTTTTGTAATGTTTTCTGACCAAATACAACTACTCCAGATTGTGGGAAAGTTGCTAATGGGTTAACGTTTGCTTCATATAAAGTATCTCTATTAGTTGCAGATAATTTTCTTTCAGCTCTAACTACTTGACCTAAAGCTCCTCTAGTTAATCCAGCAGGTGCAAACCATGGTTCACTTGAAGCGTCTGTAAATACATACACTCCAGGAATTACAGTTGAAGCTGGTGAATAAACTAATTCGCCAGTTTGTGGATCAATCATTTGAACCCATGGCCAATAAGTTGCAGCATAACTGTTATCAAATGCAGCAGCAGCTTGTGAAACTGATGCTATTGAACTACCATATTTTACTAAATCTAGTACTGCGATTGCATCGCCTCTTTGGATTGTATTTGATAATAAAGATGTTGTTTGAGTTGCGTGAGTTGCGTTAAGTAACCCAGGAGCACTAATAACATTATATTGGTATTCATCTACATTTCCTAATAGAGCAATTGCGTTATCATAATTACTACCAGTTAATCCTTGTGTATCAAATGCAGCGCCATCTCCTATGTTTCCATAAAAATTAGCAACACGTCCTGAAGTAGCTGTTGTTATATTTTCTCCCTCTGCTCCATTAAATGAACCAGAAGATACTGCTGGTAAAGAACCTGTAAATTCAGATTTTGCTTGACCATTATTATCGAAATAATTTGGTGTTTTTAAATTTACTGATTTTACTCTTACATATCTTGATAAATTAGCGTAAGATCCTGATTCTTGAATGAAGTAATCTGATCCCTCATTAACTAAATTTTTATTAATATCACCAATTTGTGCTGATATATAATTTGGTTGATATGGGTCTAGTGATAAGTTATTATATTGTTCTAATACTACTTGTTGGTTTGTATTATCATTACCTCTACGAATAAGCAAACTAAATGTTCCTGAAGCTGTATTTACTGAAGGAATTGACCAACGAACATTTTCTGCTGATCCTGTTGATAAAGCACCACCTGTTAATTCGGTTGTACCGGTATTCATTACCCCTCCTTCTGAAATTGTTTCTAATTCAAAAGGTGTAACATCATCTGATAAATTAGCAGCAACTAAAGTTACTGTAAAAGTTCCGGCAGTTAAATCTGCTGATGTTACTGTAAGTACTACATCTGTACCTGCTACTCCTCCTAAAGCTGCTTGTAGAACAGTTCCGGACCAAGTAAATGTATCATTTACTTTAACTCCTTCTCCAACTGATGTAGCTGTAATAGTTGTTAAAGTAGCATCACCCGTTCCTGTAACTCCTTCAAAAGTTAAAGACCAAGCTTGACCTGTTGCTGTTGTACTTGTTGTTGATGAAGGGTTAATTGTAGTTGTTCCTGCATCATAAGTATCTGTTGATCCAAATGTAGTTGAACCTGATAATTCTGTTGCTACAATTGGTGAACCACCATTATCGTTTGTTGAAAAAGTTAATGTGTCTCCTAAATTGTACCCTGTACCCGCGGTTGAAGCTGTTATTGCTACTGGTGCACCGGCATCAATAGAAAGTTTAAATGTAGCTCCTGTTCCACTACCATTTGTTGAAAAGGTAGCATTTGTAAGATCATATGCTGTAGCTCCGTCTATAGACCCTGTAAAATCTGAACCAGCATCAACACCTGCAGCAAATAAAGCTGCGGCATTAGTAGCTATATCAGCACCTGTACCTGTTTTTAATTCTGAACCATCTACGGTGTTAATAAATGAACTTGTAGCAGAAGTAAAGGTTTCTGGAGTTACTCTAGTAACTAGTAAACTTGTTCCACCACTTTGAAAATAGTTATTCGCTGCTAATGAAGTCAAATATGAATAAGCAACGGATGCACTTTGTACTGTAGTACCAAAAATTGCTGTATATTCACTAAAAGAGGTAACCAATGTAGGTACTTCAACAGGTCCTAAAGCAGCTGGTCCTATAATAGCAGCACCAATTTCTGCTGGTTGTTGAGTAATAAATGATTGGTCGTTTTCTCTAGCTAATACACCTGGAGATAATAATGTTTCTGCCATCTTTATATGTTATTTTTAATATTGTTTTATTATACATATTAAAGATTTTCTCAAAGAACTATTTTAGTTTAATAAATTCTCCTTTTTCTAGGTCAATATTACCTTCTCCATACTTTTCTTGTAATTCTTTACCTGTTTTTTCTTGGTCTTGGAGGAGTGATTGATATTGGTTTTGGAGATTTTTTTTATCCTTTTCTAAAAATACTTTCCTTAATTCAATTTGGCCTAGGGAAAAAGTAATTTCGTTTTCTGATCTTTGGAAATCTTTTAATTTTTGTAACTCTTCTTGTAATAACTTTGTTGTACTCATTTTTTATTTTGTTTATAAATATTATTATTCTATTCTATTATAAATATCACTTTCTAATTTAGAAGTAAGGTTTATTAGTTCATTATTATGATAATATCCCAGGTCTTCTATTTTAGAAAAATATACAGTAAATTGTTTATCATTTAAGGTAATATCCTCTCCATTTACTCTTATCTTTATTTGTTTTTCTTCAAAATTATCATATATAAAAACTTTATTTTCAGAAAAAAACAATTTGTATTGATCATTACTTTTATTATAATTTAATACATCAGGGTTTCCTGTATTTAACATTCCTACAATTTCAGTTTCAACTTTAACATAATTAAAATTAGAAATTAAATGACCCCAATATGCTTCTGCATCTGTAAAAGATTGTCCCGTTGTTGGGTTTGAGCTAGTATATTCTTGTTTGGATATTAAGTTATTAATTTTGTTAGCATTTTCTTTACTTAAAATATTAAATAATAGGCTTGGGAATAAAGAGGCATTAGTAGTAGGATCTTTAAAATCACTACATATAAAATCTTTTGGATTATTAATCATATTTAACACCCCCTGAGTTATTTCTATATCGTAATTTATAAAAGAATAGTGAGAATAATCTAAATTTTGACAAAAAGCAATAGCATTCTTTTTTAAATTGAAAACTGTCCACCCATAATCATTCATCATATGTGATATTTTTATTGGAGGTTTTTCACCACATGGTGTACATTCAATATTAACGCTTTTCCAAAATACCATTCCTCTTTCAGGATATTTTAGAATAGGATTACTCTTATCATACACTAAATAATCTATATTATTTTGAATTTCTATTGGAAGAGGGGAATGGGTAGATACCAATATATCATATTTATCTTTTAATGATAAAATCATATTGGATAATAAGTCAAGTTTACGTTGGGTATCGCAATAACATAAAATAATAACTAAATTTTTATTTTTCATAATATTATAATCATTAAATGCTTTTTCTAAAGTTTTAGCACTTTTGGGTTTTACTGAAGGGTCTGGTCCGTGTATAAAATAGGGTTCTAATGAAGATTTATCGTACATAACATCAAATCCTTGTTTTAAAAAATATGGGTTAACTAAAGTTTCTTCTTTTGAACTATAATAGTTATTCCAGGTAATTGGTAAATCTAATATTTTGTTTTCTTCCCATAATACATTATTTGCTACTCTTTCTTCGGAAAAAGCATTGTCATCTGCATATAGTTTAAGGCTATAATTATTTAATTCTTTATTCCATTCTAAACATTTTTCAAAGAATGGTTTACTATCCCTATTATAAAAATAAAAATTAGCGGCCAATAATTTTTGGTTTGGGTTTCTTTTAATGTTCTTTATAGCAGCTATCTCACCCCCATAATTACCTTCTAATCTTATACCTTTATGATGTCTCCATTGATTAATGTCTTTATGAAAATATTGAGCAAATAAAGGGTAATCCTTTAAAGATGATAAGTATTGTAAAGAGTTATCGATATTTTCAGTTACAAAAGCATCACCATCTATCCATGCAAAGTTATTATAATTTTCTTCTAATGAATCTAGATTTGCTAAATACTTAGCAAAATATATAGAATAATCTTTATGAAATAAATCGGGTTCATGTGTAGAATTTATAGTAGGTTTAGGATTATAATTAATTCTTTTATTAGTTACATTAGGTAAATCAATTGTAGAATCACAATTAAAACCATATACTATAAGTTTGTATTCTGAATATTTTAGTAAACTTTTAGCAAGTACCTCAATCATTGATAAATAATTTTGGTTCCCTCCTGTTGTCCAAACAAATTTATTATTCATTAAGTAAAGGTTTTATTTTATGTAATACTTGTTCTACGGAAATAGATTTTTGGCAAATATGTTGTTTATGTGTTCCCTTATTTTCTGGGCACCAATCCCAGTCCCCTGCATCGAATACATGAGTATTATGAGTCCAACAATTATTACATACGTTATGGTTTTCAATTTTAGTTAAGTTATTAGGTATGTCATACCCATAAGGAACAAAATTATTTATCATTATTGTATGTTTATTTAAAGCCCAGTTTATCCAAGATAATCCTGATCCTAGTCCTATAAATAAATCGGAATGGTGTATATAATTAAATAGTTCATCCCAAGGTAATTTTGATTTATCTATTATATTAGTTCCCTTAAAACCATTTAAAGTTAAACTAACTACTTTATAACCCTTAGAATGTAATATCTTAGCTAAATTTCTCCAATTTTCATGAGGCCATTCTTTTAACCCAGATGTTGATTGAGGTCCTATACAAACATATTTTCCTTTTATAGGTCTTTTATGTGGGGTAAAATTAATACCATGGTTTATAGGAGTATAAGGAATATTTAAAATATCACTTGATGTTTTTATTAAAGGGATAGTATTTACTTGGTTAGGATGGTCGGAGAAATTTTTCCATCCTCCTTTTTCATCTCTAAACCACCCAATTTGGAAATGGGCATAACTTGGGGGGTTATCTCCAGGGTTTACGAATGTTATATCTTTATATGGTTTTAAATTTTTAAACCACTCATTATGGAATGTGCTAACTATGACATTACATTTATATTTATTTTTAAATTCTACTATTTGAGGTGCCCAAGCTAAGGTATCTCCTATTGATTTTGATTCAAATGATATTTTTACAGTTTTATCTTTTAAACTAAAGGTGTGTACTATTTTACCATTTATTTTTATTATCCAAGGTATATGATAGCTTTTATTACATTTAGTCCACATATTGTTACTGATGGTACTACTATGAAGGGTTTTATTAGTAGACCCATCTATAAATTCAACAAAATATTTGTTGTTATGATGACCTAGTACTTCTACTTTAGGACCTAAATTAAAACTTATTTCCACTTTATTCTTAGGTAAACTTTCTAACAAATCTTCAATTTCTTTACCTGCGATTTTAGCAGCATTTTCCCATGTAAATTTTTCTCGTATTTCAATAGATTCTTTTAATGCCCGTTTTTTATGTTTTTTATAGTTAATATAAGCATCTCTCATTACTTTTTTTAAGTCATTAAAATCGGGATCATAAAATTCCCCCTCTAACATTTCTTGAGAAAAACTACTATATTCACCTTTTTTAGCTTTTGATGTAGATAATATGTTTACAGGTAATCCTAACCCCTCTGCAAATTCTAATTGTGCACTACAGTTAGAATAAATGGAGGGAGTACCACAAGCCATAGCTTCAATTAGAGGTAAATTCCATCCTTCTGATCTTGCGCAAGATAAAAAAACATGCCCCTTTTGTAAATACTTAATGTATTCTTTCCTAGTTGGGAAATGTTTTATTTTAATTCTGGGGTCATTTAAATTATAGTTTTTAAGTCTATTTTCTGTAGATTTAAATTCATCTTTAGCATAGGGGTTATCAATAGATACTATTAAATCCACGGGTTCATCCTCATTAAATTCTTGTAAAAAAGATTCTATAATTTCCTTAGTAGATTTTCTATAATCCCACCTACCAAATAAAATAAATTTAAACCTATTATCTTTATATTCGGGAAGGGTTGATTTATTATTAGGTTTAAAAATTGACCCATCTACAGCTTCAGGTACTACTTTTACTTTATGAGGTTCTATTCCTTGTTCTATAGTACAATCTCTTTGCCATTTAGAAGCAACCCAAACTTGATCAAAAGTTTTTAATTGATTGAAAAAATAATCAGGTTGTCTTGTAGTTTCCCAAACATTATAAGCAATCTTAGGACCATCATAGTTTTGATAGAAAAAATGATGGTTAGTTTCATTAAGGATAATATTTACATTATGTTTAAAAGTGTTTGGGTGTTCTTTATAAAAGGGGTAATGTTGAAGGGAATTATCATTATCCCATAAAGATTGTTCTACTAATAACTTTTTATCTTTATCATCAAAATCTTCTTCCCCATTATGAGGTTCATCATTAAAACCATCCCAAGATTTACCTATTGTAAAGTTTCTAACCTTTAAATCATAGAGGTTAGAAAGTTCTCTATAAAATGCTCTAGTATGATTTGCATACCCCGTAGTCCCTATATAACTACCATGTGAAAATATTTTTGGTGTTTTCTTCATTTACTACTATATAACTGTGGTTAGTTTCAGTAACCTTAATATACATAACTATTTAACGATCTCCAAATTACTCTTGACGAGTTTGCCCACCAGGAAAAGTTCTAACTCCGGGTTTAAATGTGTCAGCATTACTAGTAGTTTCAAAATTAATTGTAACTTTAGATTTAGAATTCCATTTTTGAATTGAATGCATTTCTTTTTGGATTGTATCAGGTATAATATATCCTCTTAATTGGATTTTGAATGTTCCTTTTACTAATCTATCCATACCTTGGGTTAAAGAAGTTTCAGTTGAAAAAGAATCAATAAAAGCTCTAAATTTAAATCTTTCTGGATTACCCCAATAAGCATCTGAGGCATATTCACAAGCTTCTATAATTTTGTTTAATTGTTCCATATAATAGGACTGCACGATAACACTATATTCTAATGTTACAAAATCAGGCATAGCTACTGCATAGTGTTCTTTTACAGGTTTTTTATTATTTAGTACAGAAAAATTATTATAAAAATTATCTGGGCTGTACTTTTTTTGGAATGATCCATATAAATTTACCCCATTAGCATCTAACTTATTAGACACTGTTCTATCTTTAGTTAATGTATCCCGTTTTAAAACAATAATAGGTAACATTATAGCACCATCTTTATCTCTATAATAACCATCACGTTGAAAGGATTTCCACCTTTCAGGTGAACCATATATTACTGGAACATTTCTTCTTTCCCCATTTTGGAATACAAAGGGTTTAATTACATTTTTAAAATAATAAAATACTGCTTCATCAAGATCTTGTATACCTATTGAAAATGGTTTTGTAGAATCTTCTTTAAAGCTTAGTTTTGTAGATCTATTAAAATCTATTCCCGTTTCTGATTCATTAGGGTTAATTCTAGCATTAGGATTACCTCTTTCAGTGTCATAAGCAGTTTGCTGTTCAACACTTAATTGTCTTTGGGTTTTTGGTATTGGTTTTCTAATTTTGCTCATTACATTCGTTCTAAATAAGGAGAAATCGCTACTTTATCTGCTGGTATATAATATGTTGATACTAAAATGGATAAGTTACTTCCAAATTTTTCTAAACCTGGATTTAATGGGTTTAGTTTTCCATCTGAATCATTATTAGGATAATCAGGGTTTTTTCCTCCCCAATATTGATTACCTATTGTACTTTGTACACCATAATAACTTTCTTGATATAAAATAATATCACCAACTTCAGGTACTACATCGGCATCAACAAGGTCATCTCTAAAAAAGAAAAAATTAATTGGCTGGGCAAACTGAATACCTTCCTCATTTTCAGCATATGCCTGATCCTGTCTATCAATTAAAACATTAAATAGAAAAGGACCGTTATAAAATTTAGATCCAGCGGCTTCACCATATATGTTTACTTTAGTTTCTTCTAATTTAAATTGATACAAAGCACATTGTTGGGTAATAATATTACCCATCAATTCTCTATTTAATTTTCTTACCAGAGAAACATCCCTCTGTCCTGTAAACATTGCCATATATTATCCTATAAAAATTGTCCAAGGGACTTGTTGTAATTCTACCATTTTAGATTCTGCTTCTTGTGCCTTTCTTTCTAATAGGGCTTTTCTAGAAGTTTCATCAAGATAAGCTCTTAATCTTTCTAATAATGCTGTTTTTTCGGCTGTTGCTGCTGCTATTAAATCCCCTTGATTTAAATTAACTTCTGAATTTGGAATTGGTATACTTGTATATTTACCTCTAATATACCCTAACATTTCTTTAGCAATAGCTAGTGTCATTTCAAATATCCATTGTCTACCAATAGAATTGATTAAACTATATTTCGGGTTTTGGAAATTAGCATTACCTACATTATTAACTTGATCTGTGGCACATTTTACCCCTCCTCTATCTTTTTCAAAAATATATTGAAACCAAATTTTTCCACTTTGTTCTGGAACTGGGAATACTTTAAGATCATTAGCATGTATTTCAAAACTATAATTTGACCATCTAACTTGTTGGTTCATTTCGATTGATTGAATTACTTGCATATCATAGCTTAGGGGCATCATTAAAAATCCCATATCACCACCAAATCCTCCTACACCCACCATTCCGGCAGCAATTGCACCTCCAAAACCAAAACCATTATATGGATCTAAATATAAATCAGATGCTGGGATTGGTTCTTGGTAAAATACACGTTTAATTTCTATTCCTTCGGAATAAGCAGACCCTGTAAACCCACTAGCTGACATAAATGTTTCAAAACTGTAATTTTGTTGGCCTTTAGTTAAATCAAAAGAACCTGAATACCAAGGGATTGTACCTCCTACTCCTGCTTCATCAGCATATTGTTGAGTTAGTTTTATAATAGGTTTAAAACTTGGTGTTATTATAGTTTCATTTAATTCTTCAAATATTGAAATACCTTCTAAATCTAAAAAATTATCTCTAACTATATAGGCCCATATTTCATTTCCATACATAGTTACTGCTTCTTCAAATGCAGTGTAAAAAGACCCAGATTGGAGTTCTATATCTACTAGAGGATAACCCAATCTGTTTGCACAGAAAACAGATACTTTATCTGCATCTCTTCTAAATTCAGCATCATTATCATAAAAACCAAAAGGTGTTTCTCCGGGTGCGAATGAACTTGAACCGTCCCAAATAGGTATATTCATAATCTATATTTTGTTATAAATATGAAAAAAAGGACTCATATTGAGTCCTTAATTTTTTTTATGTAAGTTTTAAGTATAAACTATAATGATACTTTTAAAGTCCCGGCATCATTCCAAAGTTGACCTGCAACTGCAGGATCTATTGTTGGTAAAGCTGCTAATGAAACTACTGATCCTTCAACTGTTAAATCAGTTGATATTGTAAGGGACCCAGTGATTGCATGGGATCCAGTGAAATGTCTAAAATTATTATCTAATTCATCAATTGTTAATGCTGAATCTTTTACTGATCTGTATGTTAATGCCATTTTATTTAATTTAATTTTGTTATAAATATTAAGAAGAAGCTACAAAATATTCTATTTGGATATCTTTAGTATCTGCTTTTGCTTTTATTGAAGATAAGGCAGAAAATGATGAAAAATATTGAATGTCAACATATCCTTCTACGGCATAATCATAATAGTCTGTTCCTTGTATTTGTGCGTTTGAAAACACCATTGATTTACCTGCATCTATTTTAAATAATGTCTCATCACCAGAACCATTATTAGTAGTGTTAGGTGAGGTTGATTCAGGACTATCTTGAATTAAGTAAAGAGAAACAAAATTAGATGAACATAAATTTGTAAATCTCATATATTTAACTGTATCTCTTACAAATGAACCTGCTACTTGTTGTTCTTCAGAATCAACAAATCTTAAAATTTCAACTCCACTACCACTAAATTTGGTAGATATAGTATCAACTCTTCTTACTGTTTGAGTAATACCTGGGATTGTGATTTCGTTTATACAAATTTCCTCATTTTTATTAGGTAAGGTTATACTTTCTTGTATAAGTACTTTTAACGAACCACTAGTTATACATTGTGCCATTATATATTTTTATTATAAATATGATATTAGTTTTTATTATTATAATTATATGAACCAGAAATTGTAATACTTGCTCCTTTTTCTACCGCTTCATTGTAGTAGTTTATTAAATCTTCTACAATTTCATTTCTATGGTTAGTAGTTAAAGTAATTGCTTCTAAATTTTTAATTTTTCTAGCAGCAGCATATAGAAATTTAAAACCTGAATCTGATTTTTTCTTTAAATCTGTTTGATGGGAATCACCACATACTACCATTTTACTTCTTAAACCAATACGAGATGTAATCATCTCCATTTGTTCATGAGTAACATTTTGTGCCTCATCTACTATAATTAAAGAATCTAAAAATGTTCTACCTCGCATAAAAGATACAGGCACAATTTCTATTTTACCATCTTCAATCATTTTTTCAACTTTTACTTTATCATACAATGCAAAGAAATTTTGGTAAATGGGTTGAACCCAAGGATCCATTTTTTCTCTTAAATCACCAGGTAAAAAACCTATTTCTTCTTTAGATACTGTAGGTCTAGTAATAATAATTTTATCATACTGTTTACTAAATACTCCATCTAATGCTACATTACATGCTAATAATGTCTTTCCACTACCTGCACTCCCACCTAAGAGGGTAATAGTATTTTCGAGGATTGCTTTTTTTGCTAATTTTTGTTCTTCATTAAGTTGGAGTTTGAACTTAATTGGGTTTTTAGGAACTCTCTTAGAACGAAATACATCGTCCGTATGGTGTTTACTTGCCATAAATTCTTGAAATTAAGGGTTATATTATCAGTGAATGAAACCGTTGTAAATACGTTAAAAAACCGTAAATTATGGATATAGCTATATAATGAGATAAATATAGTTCTGATATAACGCATTTTATTATACATATGAAAAGTAAAAAAAAACCCGGTCAAAAGACCGGGTTAATTTTATCAAGATTTGGTTATTCTATATACTATAGAGTCTCTAAACCATTAACTTGGATTTTACCATAAAATTCTGGACGAACCATTTTCTTAGCATAACGAGTCATCAATCCTTTACGTGGAGTAAAAGTTGCTGGATCATATACTAATGGAGTCATGATTAATGGAATGTATGGAGCAAATACAGCACCAGTTTCTAGGAATTGAGCACCTTTAAATCCTAACAAGATTTGATTATCTGTCATATAAGGATTTTTGTATACTTTATATCTTCCGTTAAATGCACCTACTTTTTGTACACCAAATGCATAACTTGCTTTAGATACATCTCCATCAGCATCACCAGCAAATCCAGGAATAGATTCAATGATTGTACTAATTGCAGGAGAAATTACCATAAAGTTAGCACCACCTCTAAGAGTTTTCTGGTGAATTACGTTAGATAATTTTTGGATTTTAGTTCCTAATGTTTGGAACCATTGTCCTTGTGAATTATAAAATCCTAAGTCTGAAACAGTACCATCAGTACCATTATCTACGATTGAACGGTTGTTTACAGCAGACCATACTTCTGTACCTGCAGCAGCAGATTCAACTAGCATGTCTAAGATCTCAAGGTCAATTTCTAATGAAATGTACTCACTTAAGATAGAAGTCAATTCAGCTTCAGCATCTAAAGCGTGGTAAGCATTTAAGTCTTGTGCGAACTCAGGAGTCCATACAGCTTTCAACTTACGAGTTTTAGCTACGATAGCAGATGATTGCATCTGTACGTTGATTTCTGGAATTGTGATTGGAGTATTGTTACCATTTAGGCTATTATTTCCATCTTCAAAATCACCTCTTTCATTATCTAATGGAGCTAATGAATAAGATACCGCAGTATTACTAGCAGGATCAATAGAATCTTCATCAACAACAAATATAATTGCAGTACCCGCAGCGTTGAATTTAGTAAATTGAGGGTATTGTGCTGTTACAGCTGGAGCATTAGCGCCTACTAAGTAGAAGCTTCTGATTGCTTCAGCATCATAATTTGCATCAAGACCAGCTACAGCTACAGAAGCAGTAACCAAAGTACCAGCAGCTACAGAAGCTGAAAATGCTGAATCATAATTAACTGAAGCTTGAACTGCTGAACCGGTTGTTACCGCGGCAACAGAAGCTGTAGTGTTAATTGAGTATCCATATCTTCCTGAACCATATAAACCACCTGAATTAGTGTTTCCGAAAGGAGCAGTTGAAGGATTAGTTCCTTCGTTTCCGTATAAAGATGCATCTTTTACAAATGGTGTTTTATTAGCTCCATATTGGAAATCTAAATAAAATACAAGACCTGAAGGTAAGTTCATTGGTTGAACGCTAATGAATTCTTTCGCTGCGATTTGACCAAATACTTTTCTTACCAATGGTAAGGCAACACCTGCCCACTGAGCACCTGTTCCTGCTGTAAAAGTACCAGAACCTGCACCACCACCGGTGTTAGATTCTTCTACTACTAATTGTTTTGCTTGATTTTCAAGAATAATTCCCATGTTGGTTTTATTAGCACCAGTCATTCCTTCTAACAAACCTGTTTTTTCCCATTTTGATGCCAATTTGGCTGCGTCACTCTGCATTGAGTGGTATGGGTTCGCGCTTTCTAATAGAGTATTTAAGCTCATTTTTTTAGTTTTTAAAGTTTTAAAATTGTTTTTTAAATCAATCCAGCAAGTTTACGCATACGGTTGTATACATCATTGCTTTCAATAATTGGTTTTTTAGCTTCAGTTATAGTTCCAGTTGCTTTAGATGCACTACCTCTTGGTCTTGCCATTGCTTCTGTTTTTGATACTAAACCTTCGTTTAATGTTTCAAAAATAACTTTAGCTTCTTTTACTGTTGACGCTTTATCAAATGCTTTAAGCACTTTAACTTTTTTGTCTTCAGATAAGTTTTTAGATTTGAATACTTTGTTTGTATAAAGTAACTTAGCATTAAGTAAATTAACTTCTTGTAATTCAACTTTAAGAGCTTCGATTTCTTCAATCGCTTCTTTAAATTTCATTTTTTCAGTTTCAGCTTCGATTTTATCGTCTTTTTTACGATCATCACCTTCAGCTTTTTCTTTTTTAGACATTTCGTCTAAATCTTCTACTTTTGCTTCGTCAATTTCTATATCAACATCAACATCTTCAATATCTTCGATATCGTCAACGTCTACAACGTCTTCAACATCTTCTTCATCTTCCACTGCTTCATCACCTGCTTCAATTGTTCCGTCTGCTACTAAATCTTTAATAACATCCTCAATGAATCCTTTTAAGTCATCTTCTGACATATCTTCAAGATCAATTTCTTCATCTTCAAGACCATCTTCCGTGTCTTCTTTCTCGTCTTTTTCGCCATCTAAGTAGCCTTCTTCTTCAGCATCAGTACGTTCGTCCTCTTTCAAGTCCTCTTTTTCGTCCTTTATACCGTCCTTGTAGCCTTCTTCTTCAGCGTCTGTACGAGCGTTTTCATCCAATTCAAGTTCAGCAAGTAACTCGTCTAGGTTAATTTCATCAAGCTCTTCTTTTTCTTCTTTTACGTCATCATACGCCTCTTCTAAATCAGCTTCAACTTCTTGGATTTCAGTTTCTTCAACTTCGTCTTTGTCCATTTCTTCTAACTTTGCAGATAACATACTTTTTAGATGAGGTGTAAAAGCCTCTTCAAGAGCAAGTTTTGCGTTTGCAATAGCAGTTTCTTTAACAGCTTTAGCATCAGCGATTGCTTCTTTTAACAAATCATTGTTTGCCATAATCTCAAAATTTTTTTTGTGAAATACGATTATTAGGAATCGTAATAGGTAGTTTTTTTATATTGGTGCCATATAAGATACTCATGACACATTGCGGTCATACGTATGTAAAAATATTTTAAGACACAAGAAGCGCTCAAAAGAGCGCTTTATGCATTAAATCCGTCGGTAGCGTCCGAAGAAAATATTATTAAGTTATAGGACATGAACCTTTTGAACAAAGGATTTCATGTATTACTTTATTTACATTGGTATAATCATATGTAACTGTATTTTTACCTTCATTTAAGGTAGTCATATAAGAACCTGGGTTTGAAGGTGTTGAGACAAAATCCCAACATAATAATTCAAAGTCATCTTGTACCTCCATTACACCACCTCTTTCTTCTAAAGAACCCATACCACGAGATGATACACCTACTGTAACTCCGCTTTTAATTAATTCTTTAAGTATATTTCCTGATGGGGTAGGTAGTATTTCAATTTTACCCATTACATTATTTCCATCCCACCAATATTCTGATATTAGATGTGATACATTTTTTAAGTTTACTACAGTAGATTCAGGATGATCTAATTCCCCCATTGAACGTCTTTGTTCAACTAGTTCATTATATTTTTCCATTTCTCTATCCCATAAACCCTTTGAGTAATAACGTCCGTTACCATTTTTAACTTCAGCCGTAGCTAAAATACCCTCAACAAAAAGATTTCCACTCTCCTTATTAACATTTTCAGTTAATTGGGAGGGGGATATCTTTACAGTATGAGTTTCTATTAATAGCTTTTTGCTCATATTATTTATTTACAGAATATGCCGAAGTTGATTGTCCTACTTTTTTAGGATCTCTTTCACCTGCAGCACCACGTGTTGGGTTATTTTTATCATTAAAGCTTACAGCATCCATTTCGTCAATAGCATATGCAGAAGTTGATTGTCCTACTTTTTTAGGATCTCTTTCACCAGCAGCACCACGAGTTGGGTTGTTTTTATCATTCCAACTTACCTCATCCATTTCATCTACTATTTCTTTTTTAGAATATGCTTTACCACATGATTTTTCATATACTTTTTCCATTTGAGATTTCTTCTTTTCTAAAAGTTTAATTTCTCTTTGCATTTCCTTCATCTTAGTTTTATCAATTAACTCACTAAGGTTTTCATCTTCTTGAATTGAACTAACTCTATCTAATTTTTCTTGGATATGATCATGTAAATAATCTAATTGTGCTTCTAATTTTACGGCTTCAGCTTCTTTCCCTATTTCCGCTAATTTACTATCTATTGATTCTTTTTTCACTTTTTTCTTTTTATCTGATGCTGCTTTTTTCATTGGTTCTTTTTTATCTCCGTCTCCGTCGATATCTGCAAAATCGGGTTTTGGTGATTCTTCAATTTCTTCTTCTCTTAAAGACCCCATTAAGGATTCTTTAACTAAATCAAATGTATTATCACTGTCTTTTAATTTTTCACTATATCCGCTTGCAGCATGTTTACCATCTACTTTTTGTGTTTTAGCTTCAGTATAACCTAAACCCTTAATTCCAAATTGTCCTTCTTTTACATAATGTAATGGATCTTTAGCTAAGTTTTTAATTACTAGCTCTTTAGCTTCATCTAAAGTTAATTCACTATTATAGCTGCTTTCTAATTGTACACCTTTTAATAATTCTTCACCATTAACATTATTAATGTTTTCTACTGTAGTATCATAATCGTAATTATGAGAATCAATATTTTCTAAGGTTTTATCAACTTTGTAAGAAGCTTGAAATCCTTTACCTTCAAATTTAGCTTTTGAATCTGCTGATATACCTTCTGAATCTTTTATAGTGTTTGTTGATTCATCAGTATTAACTATAGGTTTTAATTCGGATAAATCTCCTTTTTTTTCATTTAAAAATTGAGCAAATTTAATTTCAAAATCTTGTTTTGGAGTTGCTTCAAATGTAGACATTGGTTTTAAATCTACATAATTTTCTGTAATTAACTTTTTTGTTAATTCCTCATGTAATTGGTTTGCTGTTTTTTTCATTTTATTTTTATTGTAATAATGTTTCTATATCGTTGAAATAATCATTTAACATATCTGTGCCTATAACGACTGCAAAACTATCTGGATTATCCCTATAGTATTTTATTGTTTCTATTTTTCCTAGTTTAATGGATTTTTTAATATCCTCAAATCTAGCTTCTAATTTATCAAAAGCTTCTATACGTTCCGCGTGAAACTTAGATGCTTTGTCTTCTTGTTCTTTTATATTACCCTTATACATATTAAAATAATTTATTTACTTCGAGTCCTGATTTCTTTTGGACATAAGTACCTTTCTTATTTTTAGGGACTAATGTGTATTTAAATGCTTTTACTATATAGTTATCTTTTACTCCGTCTTCTGTTGCTTTAGGTCCCGGACCTAGGGTTGCACCAACTCCTTCTTTTTTAAGTTTTTTTTTCTTTTTTTTAAAAGCGTATGGGGTTGCATATTGCATTCCTGTACCTGCACTAAAACTAGCAGATCCTGCTCCCCCTCCAGTAGTAGACATTTCTTCTATTTCTTCTTCTTCTCTGACTGCTTTTCTATAATCTTCTGGGTAATTATTTCTAACATGAGTACGAATTACATTTCTTAATTGTTTTGCTTGTTCGTATATGTCTAAGAATTTTTTATCATCTTTAGCTTTTTGGTACACACCTTTAGCTGTATCCGCTAATTCCATAGAATCTTCAACTAATTTGGTTAAATTAGGAACATAATCAATAGACCAAGATATAGCACCCGTTACAGGATCTTTACCTGTAACTACAGATTTTACACCCCCAGTAACCTTAGTATCACCTACTTCAATTTCTTTAAGTTTATATTTGAACGCCATTTGCTATTTGAATTTCGTTTACTAATTGATAATAACGTAACAAATCAACTAAATTATTATCACCAACTTTATCAGTTTTATTTAATTCAGTTAAGAATTTAGATACTTCGGTAATTTTAATTTGAGTGGTTTTATCTTTAATATTTTTAACTATCTTAGATAATGTTGATTTTAACTCTGTAATTTTAATATTATAGAAGTTTCTTAAATCAGGGGTTGAATCTACAGCATTAATGTATTCCTTAAGAATTTGTTTTTGCCCACTACTTAATGCGTCATACTTATTATTAAATTTTTCTAATAATATTTTATATGTTAAAGATCTTACATCTTTATCATATGTAGAAAATTCTTTAAGTACTGATTGTTTTTTATCATTACCAATTTCCTTTTTAGTTAAATGTTCTAGTAAAGTTACTTTATTTTCAACTAATTGGGTAGGATTTGAAATTAATTTTGAATTAACGTTTTCGATTAAAGTGTATAAGGCAGCTAATTCTTTATAATTAGTAACTTTAGAACCAAAGAAAGATTCTAAATTATAATGTTTCTTAATTTCATTAATTAAATTATATTTCTGCTTTTTTAATGATTTTCTATTAAACTTAGTAGAAGCTTCTAATATAGTATCAACTATCATAGTAGCTCTACCTTCGGTTATTACTTTAGACTTAAGTATAGACTCATACAATTTGTATTCTTTACCTAAAGAAGTGTTAGTAAAATATTCTTTTAAAATATCAATAGCAGGTGAGTCACCCCCTTTTAATGTATCTGCAGTTATTTGACGTACTAGTAATTCAAATAATATTCCAGTATTCTTATACTTTGAGTGTTTTATTTTCATCAAAAAAATAGTATTTTATTATAAATATATAAAGAGTCTTACTTCTTTAATTGGTTTTCATCTAACAATGAAGTATCATCTTTATCCTCTTCAAATATTAATTGTTTTTTATTAAGACCTTCTAGAGATTTAAATATATCTTTATTCTTTAAATAACTTATTTTAGCAGCACTTTCAAGAGCTAAAGGACCACCTTTAAATTTTGGACGAATACTGTCAGAATCATTTTTATCCTTACCTTTCATACC